CCCTGATGGGAGCACCGCTCACGGCGCTTCTGCGTCACATCTAGCCGATTGAGAATCGGTGAAACCCGAATGGAGTGAGTTCATTGCGTAAATCACGCACATGGGGTGTAACCCTATCAGGATTCGACTATGTTTCCGAAGACCGCGGCGCCACGAATTACACTGGCGCTGGTGGTCCTCGGGTTCTGTCGGTTCCTGTGAACTCTGGACAGGAGATCGAGACCTTCAATCATCCTGGCTTCTTTAACCAGGGTGGAGGAGATCAAGGTGGTCCCTTCGAATCTTTCAGAAGGGAGATTGCTTATGACGCATCACACCGGCAAGGAGACCGACGTATCGGAGACTTCGTCTTCGGATACGAGGGTGACATTGCGGGAACGTGGGCGTACCCAGGGAACCAGTTCCCCCTTTCAGCGTTTGGCTGGAGCGATGCTCTTTCAGCTGATTCGGCTGTTGAGCTATTTGCTCTTGGGGGCACTGCTATCTCTAGGACTCTCCCCACTAATCCAGTGGGAGATGCAGCAACCTTTCTTGGCGAACTCCGTGAGGGATTACCTCACCTGATCGGAGAATCGCTCGTCCGACCCACAGCGAAACGCGCGTTGAAAGCCCAAAAGGCTGGACACGAGTATCTCAATGTGGAATTCGGATGGAAGCCACTCATATCTGACATTCGCAAGTTCGCCAACGGAGTGAAGAAACACGATCAGATCGTGTCCCAACTTTCCCGTGATAGCGGACGAAACGTTCGTCGCAGATATGAATTTCCTGAACAACAGACAAGTTACAATGTCCAGTGGAATGATAACTGGGCGCTAGGTACCGCCGAAGGCGGCGCCTTTGTGACTTATCTGTACGCTGGGCCAGGCACGCACTACGAGACTTTCGAGTCCTCGAAGAAAACGTGGTTTTCCGGCTGCTACACCTACCATTTGCCCGACTACAATGAAGTATTCGGTGTCAAAAGGTTCTTGGCAGAAGCAGACAAGCTCTACGGGGTGAAACTTACTCCCGAAGTGCTTTGGAACCTGGCCCCTTGGAGCTGGGCAGCAGATTGGTTCGCCAATACAGGCGATGTTCTTAACAATCTGTCGCAGTTCTCACAGAACGATATCGCGATGAGGTATGGCTACATTATGCAGGAAGTGAAAACTTCCGTGCGCGTAACGTCTGTCCAACCTCTGAAGGAGTGGAGTGGGCGTGTTGTAGAACATCATTCTACACGCACGTACACATACACTTCCAAAGTGCGATATCCAGCTTCTCCATTCGGTTTTGGTCTCGCTTTCTCGGATTTCACTCCGAGGCAGCTCGCCATCACCGCGGCTCTTGGACTCTCCAGGGCCCGGTAGGATTCATTCCTCCAACCACAACAGAATAGACAATCGAATATTGTCTACACCTCGCAGAAAGAGTTCCGATCATGTTCACTGACCCGATTACCATCAAGGTCGCCACCGTCGACAAGACGATGGCGAAGACCGGTTCCGCCCTTAACCAGGGTGAGTACGCTGGGCCTGACGGCCTTCGTCTCAAGATCTCGCATTCCTACGGGAAGCGCGAGCGCTCGGTTTTCCGCCTTGACTCCCGGAAGATCGGTGCGGACCCTCTGGCGACTGGAATCAACAAGGAGTACACTGCTTCAGTGTACCTCGTGATGGACCAGCCTGTCGTTGGGTATTCCGACACCGACATGACCAACCTTGTCAACGCCCTTCTGGACGCTCTCAAGGTGCCGGCGAACCTTAGCAAGTTCGTCGGGGGAGAGAGCTGACTTTCAGCTCTTGATAGCTACTGTTAAGACACAGTAGGTCGGGTCTGAGTGGCATGATCATGGATTCTTCTACCTTCCAATCAGAAAGGCGAAGATGAAAAGCCTACTCGAACTCTGGAATGTTGTCCTGAATGATCTTGGACAACGATGTGGCGCAGAAGGCACCGCTAGAGACTTTAGCACGGTCTCTAAACGTGCAGAACAGGAGGGCGTCTCGTTCTTAACGATGACGCTTCCCGCCTTTGGAAAGGACTTCGAAAGAGCCCTTGAGATCGGCGAGATAACTCCCGCGCTGTTTCCAGGAATGTCACGGCTCCCTAAGCATTCTGTTTCTTGTGGCTGCAAGGCTCACAAGGAATGGAATTGGGATGTTGTCACAATCTGGGCGCGCCCCATTCCCCGCTTTCTCAGCGGATTCATGGAAAGGGTGTTCTGTCCTGCGACTGGAATCTTGCTCGATGAGCCCGACATTGAGAGTGTTTTCGCCATACGTCAGCTGACGCTGATGTACGCGAAAATCCTCTTGCCTTGCAGCGATGCGAGGCGTCGGGCTGCCTTTGGCAAATACATCGAGTGTGAGCAGGAAGTCAAGGCTTTCGACGCACGAGTGTCCTCCGGTGATCTGGAGGAGTTCGAAAAGACGTCGACGTTCCTTTGGGGTAATGTCCTGACACAAGTAGACGAAGATGTCTACTACGGTCGGATCATCCCAAAGCACGGGCCTGGAGCCACGGCTGATCGCCTTCGCGGAAACGCGAAGTGGGACCAGATTGAGTGGACCGAGCGGTTGGAGCATATCTTTCCTTTCATGGAGAATGTTCTCGCCAATGGGGATCGATACAACTCGTCCCTTGACCGTGTTAACTTCCTCGAACCCGGAGCGGAACGACCCGTAAGGGTCGTAGACGTTCCAAAGACGCTCAAGACACCTCGTTTGATTGCGATTGAGCCCACTTGCATGCAGTATATGCAGCAAGGGCTTTGGTCGAAATTCCACGAGTACCTCGAGTCCCCGCGTGTTGGCAAGCACGAGTCCCTGAATATGGGATACGGATTTGTCAACTTCACCTCACAAGAGTTTAACCATCAACTCGCGTGGGAGGGTTCTTCGAGCGGTCAGTTTGCGACACTAGATCTTAGTGAAGCTTCTGATCGTGTCTCGAATCAGCTAGTGCGGACGATGTTGCAAAAGTGGCCTTGGCTTGCCGAGGCCGTTGATGCATGTCGCTCTAGAAGCGCTGATGTCGAAGGCCACGGAGTAATCCGATTGGCCAAGTTCGCGTCTATGGGTTCAGCTCTCACGTTCCCCATTGAGGCGATGGTATTTACTACCGTCGTTGTGATGGGTATTGCGCGAGAGCTCAAGATCCCAGTGTCCCCCAGTCTCTTGAGAGACATAGGTGGACGAGTGCTGGTCTACGGAGATGATATCATCGTCCCCGTCGACTTTGCGCAACCAGTGATGGAGGCTCTTGAATCTTTCGGATTCAAGGTCAATTCCAGCAAGTCTTTCTGGAGAGGTAATTTCAGAGAGTCTTGTGGAGCGGAATACTTCCTCGGAGAATCGTGTTCGATAACGAGAATCCGGCGGGAAATACCGACCTCACTGGCTGATGCTGAGGAGTGTGTCTCGCTTGTTTCATCGCGCAACCAGTTTTACATGGCTGGGCTTTGGAACACAGCGAAATATCTTGACGAGAAGATTAGTGGTCTCTTCGGAGGCCACTATCCAATCGTTGAAGACACATCTCCCGTCCTTGGCAGGCTGTCCGTCTCCTTCGGTTATCAAGCCGAAAGGATGTGCGAACATCTACACGCTCCCCTCGTGAGAGGGTACGTGGTCAAGGTCAAGAAGCCTAAGTCTAGGCTCGATGGCCTTGGTGCCTTGGCGAAGTGCCTGATTCAGGGTGGGAATTCTCAACCCATTCCTGACTCTTGGGATGTCTTTCACGGAATGCCAAGCCGTGATCCCGAGCACTTGCAGTATTCAGGACGACCTGATGCCGTCAGCATCAAGCTCAGGTTTGCCTCTCCATACTGAGCAG